TAGGAAAAACAAATTAAATGATAACCAGCCGGAGGCATTCAAAAAATGGCTAAAAAATCTCTTAAAAAGCAAGCAGCAGAAATTATAAAAATTGCAGAGGAAAGCGGCGTTCAGTCAAATTACTTCTTCGTGACGACTTTTAAAAGATATCAAACACAGCTTGGTATTTTGGAAGAGTTGGAAAAGGTCTTTGAAAATGAGGGAATGCTTGTTTCCAAAGAATATGTAAAAGGCCGCAAAAATCTTTATTCTAATCCCGCTATAGCAGCCTATAATAAAACCGCTGATTCAGCAAATAAGACCGTCGCAATCCTTATTAGGATTATTAAGAATTTCAATGTTGAGGAAACAGCGGAAGAAGAAGATGTACTAATGAAATTGATTAATGGCAGTGATGATGAATGAAAGCGTATGACTTTTGTATTGAACATAGAAAGAAAAAAACTACTCCTAAATATGTTCGGTTACAAATGGAAGAATTCATTCGTATATGTGAAGGGAAAAACAAAAAGTATGTCGTTAGTAAATTTAAATTAAAACAACTAGAGAATATATTAAAGCTATTGATAATGCCGAAAGGATTAAAGGCCGGAAAGAGTCTTTATGAAACTACGTGCGGTTATCAATGGCTTTTTTATACGGCCATTCTTTGCACCGTATATAGAGATAATCCGGAAAAGAGAAGATATGAAACCGGTGTTTTAGAAATATGCAGAAAGAATTTCAAAACGTACACAATAGCTACTATCTTTATTATTTTGTTTTTAACAGAACCTCGCTTTTCAAAGTTTTATTCCGTTGCTCCTGATGGCAGCTTGTCCAGGGAGATTAGAGAAGCAATAGCGGAGACTATTAGATCTAGTCCCATCGTTTATGAACATAAGGAAAAGAAACGATTCAAAATTTTGAGGGACTATATAATGTTTACTCCTATGCAAATTCAATATACGCCGTTATCGTATTCAACTAGTAGAATGGACGGGAAACTCCCTAACGCTTTTATTTGCGATGAGACGGGAGCGTTGCCTATCTCTTATCCCATACAGGCCATGAGATCGGGGCAATTGAATATATTGAATAAATTAGGATTTGTCATTTCTACAAAATATCCCACTATAGATAATCCGTTTGAAGATGAGGTTAAGTATAGTAAACAAGTTCTTGATGGAGTTGAGAAAGATGAAACGAGATTCTCCTTGTTATATGAACCTGATAAAACCAAAGGATGGGAAAAGAACGATTTGATCTTGCAGCAAGCGAACCCGGTTGCTTTAGAGGTCCCGGAAATATGGGAAGATCTCGTTAAAAAGCGGGCTTATGCAATTGCAGTGGAAAGTGCTAGAGAAAACTTTGTTACGAAACATTGCAACATCATATATTCCGGAGTTGGTACGGAAACTTATATAGATATTAAATCTCTTCAAGAATGCAAAGCAGCAAATATAGATTGGACAGGTCGTGTTGTTTATGTTGGATTGGATCTATCAACAACAAGCGATAATACGTCAGTCTCTATGGTATCAGTAGATGATGATAATAATATTCTAGCGGCTTCATGGGCCTTTATCCCGGAGGGTAGGGTTCAGGAGAAAACTTTAAGTGAAAAAGTGAACTATATTGAACTTTGCAAAACAGAACATGTTATGGCGTGTGGAGACAAAGTAATTGATTATGGAGTGGTAGAAGACTTTATCTTAAATTTAGAAAGTAAATATGGAGTGCAAATCCAGGCTATCGGATACGATAGATGGAATGCTTTGTCTACAGCTCAAAAGCTTGAAAGTGCTGGATATAACCTAGTAGAGGTCCGGCAGCACAGTTCCGTATTGGCGTCTCCCACTAAACTATTAAAAGAAAAGATATTATCAAATGCTTTTTCATATACAGAGAACAAATTATTAGAAATCAACTTTCAAAATGCAAAATGTATTTTCGATACTAATTTGAATCCGTATGTATCAAAAAAGAAAAGCGTAGGGAAAATTGATATGGTGGCCTCGATGATTAGTGCCGTATATCTATTGGAGCAAGATTACTTTTTACAGGGCAATGATTTTACTGTTCAAGTTTTTTAGTGAGTCGGAGGGATTGATTGAAAAACCCGAGAAAGAAAGAGAGGTGAGCAAATGGGATTCTTTGATTTTATTTTTAAACGTGACGATAGTTCACAAAATAACGATACTACTCAAAATGAAGTAGTGCCTCCCGTAAGTGATGTATTGTTACAAGCGTTATTAAACAATGAAGTGATAACTAGGGAAAAGGCTTTGACGTTGCCCGCCGTTAGTGGAGCGGTTGATTTAATCGGAAATATGATTGCCTCAATGCCGATTAAGCTTTTTAGATATAAAAACGGGAGAGTTGAAGAACAAGAAAAAGATTCTAGGATGCGACTTCTTAATGGAGATACAGGAGATACTCTTGATTCGTTTCAATTGAAAAAAGCAATGGTTGAAGATTATCTAATGGGGAAAGGTGGCTATTGCTACATTCAGAGAAACCGAAACGAAGTTGTATCTTTACGGTATGTAGAAGAAATTTATATAACAGTTTTGAAAAATTACAAACCAATATTTAAAGATTATGTGATTCTTGTAGAGGGCGAACAATACAAACCCTATGATTTTATCAAGCTTCTTCGAAACACTAAAGACGGAGCTACCGGAATAGGGTTGACTGAGGAATTATCCAAAACCCTTGAAACCGCTTATGATACTCTCCTTTATCAACTTTCTCTCGTTAAAAGCGGAGGAAACAAAAAAGGATTCTTAAAGGCACAGAGAAGATTAGGGCAAGAGGAAATAGATACTCTTAAAAAGGCATGGCGGAACATGTACGCTAACAACAGCGAAAACGTTGTTGTCCTTAATAATGGGTTAGAGTTTCAAGAAAGTTCAAACTCTTCAGTGGAAATGCAATTGGATCAAAACAAAAACACCCTGGCAAATGAGATCAATAAAATCTTTCATATCTATGAAGATTTTGATTTGACGTTTAAAGAGGCAATATATCCAATTGTTAAAGCGTTTGAGACCGCTTTAAATCGTGATTTGCTCCTGGAAAAAGAAAAGGGATCTTATTTCTTTGAATTTGATGTCAAAGAAATAATTAGATCTAGCTTAAAAGAGAGATATGAAGCGTACAAACTAGCGAAAGAGACAGGATTCATGAGTTTGAATGAGATTCGAAGAGCGGAAAATATGGATTATGTGGAAGGGCTCGACTGCGTGAATGTTGGGCTTGGAGCGGTTCTATATGACTTTAATACTCATAAATTTTACACTCCTAATACGGGAACACATGCGGATCTAACACAAGAAAACATTCAACATTTAATAGAGGACAAAGAAATAGACACCGCTTTTGAGCAAAGTGGTAATAGTTCGGATGCATAAAGGAGGGGGATTAAATGATAACAATTAATAGTTGCAAACAAGACGGAGAGCATGAATACAAAGGTCTATCAACAGACACAAAGCCCACAAATTGTGCGGCTAATTCCTTGTTTCTAGAACTAGATACAGGGGATTTTTATTATTTTGATGGTACGACATGGGCAAAGGTGGGGGAATAAATGGATTTTTACAGTATGTTATTTGCTACACGAAAATTGAAAGAGCTGGAGCTAGAGATAGTTACACAAGCCCCCACTGGAACTATTTCAATTACAGAAAACGGCACAGTTGATGTTACAGATTATGCCTTTGCAGAAGTAAATGTTGATTATTCTACTGTTAATTTTAATTTACCAGAATTCACAAGAACGGCCCCGACTGGATTAAGTCAAGCAAGGAGCTCCTTAGCAGCCACAACGGTAGGAAATTATGCATTATTTGGGGGTGGGGCTTATGCTAATTCAACAGTAGACGCATATAACATTTTGTTAACAAGAACAACTCCAACTGCATTAAGTGAAGGAAGACGCACCTTAGCAGCCACGACGGTAGGAAACTATGCTTTATTTGGTGGTGGATATTCTAGTAATTATTTTTCAACAGTAGATGCTTATAACACTTCGTTAACAAGGACGACACCAACAGAGTTGAGTATTGGAAGGTGTGATATGGCAGCAACAACGGTAGGGGATTATGCTCTGTTTGGTGGTGGGGCGGCTTATAATACTTCGAATACTACAAGGGTAGATGCATACAATAATAGTTTAACAAGAACGACTCCGACAGAATTAAGTCAAGGATTGCGCGCAAACTTAGCCGCAACGACGGTAGGAAACTATGCTTTATTTGGAGGGGGGGCGAGAAATGTAAGCAACCCCACTTATTATGCGACGGTAGACTCATATAACACTTCGTTAACAAGGACGACACCAACAGAGTTGAGTATTGGAAGGTGTTATATGGCAGCAACAACAGTAGGGAATTATGCTCTGTTTGGTGGGGGGCGTGGTAGTGGTTATGTTTATTATTCAGTAGTAGATGCTTACGATACTTCGTTGACAAGGACAACCCCTACGGGATTAAGTCAAGAAAGGAGCAACTTAGCAGCCACGACAGTAGGAAATTATGCTTTGTTTGGTGGGGGGTATGGTGTGAAAGTAGAATCTATTTATGATGAGGACTTGGAAGAGTATATAGAGGAACGCATCAGTATTAAGTCTAATGTAGTAGATGTCTACAATTCTTCTTTAACCAGGACAACGCCAACAGAATTAAGTCAAGGAAGGTACAACTTAGCAGCCACGACAGTAGGAAATTATGCTTTGTTTGCTGGAGGGGATGCTGGTTCATATTCTGATGTAGTAGATGCATACAGCCCGCCAGATTATGATATACAACTATTCCCAGGAACAAAATATAGTTTTAATGGTGCTGCAGAGTCCACCTCACCTACTTGGCAAACAATCAGTATTCAAGGCCCCGCAGTTGGATATGCAAAAATTAAAAATACAACAGTAAGTTAAGGAGATATAAAATGATTAAAATTGAAAAATATGATGGATCTAAAACTTATATGTTCCCAACTGGAGAGTTAGCAACTCCGGAAAGAGTAAAACAAGATTATCCTGCAGTAGAGGTTTTTACTCATATAGTTGAGACTGACGAGCAGGGACAAGTTATGTTTGCTTTGCAAAATCTTGCAGCTATTAGATCTCAAATGGGGATTGATTCAAGCTTATCGGAAGAAGAAGCAATGGCGAAAATAGAAGAAATAAGGAATACACCGCAGCCAGAACCAGAACCAACGGTAGAAGAAAGAGTTGCAGCAGCACTCGAGTTCCAAAATGTATTAAATATGGAGGGTTAATTATGACTTTTGAGATAATTAAAAAGAATTTTGACCGTGGATTATGGAATGCTAAGCAAGTAGAAATAGCAAAAAATAAAGGTTTGATAACGGAAAAACAATATAAAGAAATTGTTGAAAATGTGGAAAAAAATGAAAATTAGAGTTTTAAAAGCCTTTACAATTCGTGATAGCGAAACAGGAGATCTTTCTTCTATTGCACATGGTGCTATTGCTGAAGTTTCAAGTACATTAGGCGCTTCTTTAATAGCTGAT